ATAGGTGCTGTTATTCAAAAAGAATGGAATATTAAAGTAGTACCTACTATTATTATTTTAAAAGAAGGTGTAGAGGTTATGAGATATGAGCCAGGTATAAGCATGAGATTTAATCAACAAGAAGTATTTGATAAGATTAAAAAAGAGATTAAATGAGAAGAAAATTATTTAATGCAGATGCTAAAAGATCTAATGGAAAGAAAAAAACTAGGCAAGGTATGAGTAATAATACTAAATTTGGTAATAAAAATAGTAAAAAATATTACAAAAAACGTAGTAGAGGACAGGGGTAATGGCTGCAAAAAAAGATTCTAGATTAAAAAGAGCTGGTGTTTCTGGTTACAACAAACCTAAAAGAACACCTGGTCATAAAACAAAATCACATATTGTTGTTGCAAAAGAAGGCAGCAAAATAAAAACTATAAGATTTGGACAACAAGGCGTTAGCACAGCAGGTAAAAAGAAAGATGCTAAATCTAAAGCTAGACGCAAAAGTTTTAAAGCAAGACACGCTAAGAATATAGCTAAAGGCAAAATGTCTGCAGCGTATTGGGCTAATAAAGTAAAATGGTAAAGGAGTAGATATGCCATACGGTAAAGGTACATACGGAAGCAAGGTTGGAAGACCTAAGAAAAAGAAATCTAAAAAGAAATCTAAAAAAAAAGGTAAGAAGAAATAATGGCTAAGACTGTTAGTTGGATGTGGGGAGGTAAGCGTTATAAAGGAACTTTGATTAGAGAAACTAAAACGCATAAATTTGCTAGAACTCATAATGGCAAAATTAAAAAGATCAAGAAAAAATAATTACTATAACCAATAAGGAGAAACACGTAATGAGTAAAAAAGAACAAAAAGTGGATTTAAAAGGCGAAGCATCTACAAAAATGGAAACATTAGTAGAGCAGCACAATCAACTTGTTCAGGAAATACAAGAGGCTAACGGTAGATTAGCAGAAGTAAAACAAATGATCGTAGAGCAACAAGGATATATGAAAGGTCTTGAAGCTTGCGATGACAACTGTGAGGAGAAGTAATGGGACCAATATTAGGTAAGTTACTAACTAGCTTAGGAACTGAAAAACTGTTAAAGGCAATCATACTACATTTAGGTGATTTCTTAGTAGGTAAATCATCAAATAAATTAGATGATAAACTATGGGCTGAAGTTAAAAAAGCTCTAGACAAAAAATAGGAGGTTTCATTGAAACTTAAAAAACGTGGTATCGTAATACCAGACCAGCATTATCCGTTAGAAGATAGGGCTGCAGTTGAGTGTGTTAAGAAAGCAATACTAAAAATAAAACCTAAAGTGTTTGTTAATTTAGGGGATGTTGGAGAGTGGGAGTCTGTATCAGCTTGGAGATATAAAGACAAAAAGCTACCGCCTTTAGAGTTTCAACTACCTATTGTAGATGAAGATATAAGGTTAGTAAATCAAGGATTAGACGAGTGGGATGAAATACTTAAAAAAGTTGGATGTAAAGAAAAGTATTTATTACAAGGTAACCACGATCTCTGGTTGGATAATTTTGCTAACAAGTATCCTTATCTTGATGATTACAGCTTTTTTAAAGCTTGTAAAATTAAAGAAAGAGGATATAAGTACACAGAATACAACTTGCCAATCCAAGTAGGTAAGTTGGTATTCTTTCATGGTGCATTTGCAACAACGTATCATGCAAAAAAACATTTAGAAACGTATGGAGAAAATGTAATGTATGGACACGTACACGACATACAACGACATACAATGACAAAGCTTAATAGCAATATTGGTGCTTGGTCTATGGGATGTTTAAAAGATATGTCACACGAAAGCAACAAGTGGTTAAAGGGTAGGCTGCACAATTGGGGCCATGCTTTTGCTATTGTTGATTGGTTTGACAATGGAGAATTTAAAGTAGAAACCGTAGAAATTATAGACGGCAAAACAAGTGTTTGGGGAGAGGTAATTGATGGAAACAAGTAATTCAACAGGCGGTCCTATGCAAGGATCGTCTACTAACTCTTCTAGAAGAACATACAATATGAAGAGTAAAAAGAAAAAAGTTAAAATGAAAACTATGCAGGATGTATTACAACATGGCAAAAAAAATATTAAATTTAAATAATTTCAGTGGAGGTTTAAATAATTCTGCTGCTCGTAGGGATTTATTACCTAATGAGTTTGCTGTATTGGATGGATTAGACAATGAATTTTTTGGAAAACTAATACCGTTAGGTAAACTAACTGATAGAACTGTTAATAGTTTGCCTACAAGCAATACAATAAAAGATGGTTCTGGATTATTGCATTTTAATTCTGATGTAAAAATTCATGATACTTCTGAAGTATCTACAGAATATTTAGCATACCACGATGTAAACAACAAAGGTGTTAAATTTATAGAACTAGGTACTAACACTGCTAGAAATACTGTACATGGAGGTACTGTTACTATTGGTGATAGTAGTTTTGCTGGCGAAGTAGATATGTTTGCATTAGATGGAGATATAAGAATATACGGAACACATACACCGTCTACCACTGCTAACACTTTTAGTCTTCCTAAGATAATACAAAGAATTAAATACGATAGAAATTTAGCAACTGCAACTACATTGGAAGTTATTAAAGATCAAGTATCTGCAAATGATATATTTTTATCACCTATTACTGTTGGTAGTGCTGGTATTTATGACAACACAATGATAGAAAAAGGTAAAACAGGTTCACCGTCTGCTAGTAATAATTCAGAATTATTTATGTTAGATGACGCTACAACAAGTTTAGGTTATTATAGTGGAGCGTATAGTAGAGTAAACTTTACATCTACTTTACTAGGAAACATATTAAATAGTCACAATAGCGTATCTAGTACAAACTTTGGAGGAATGTCTTGTTTAGCATATTTTAATGGGTCACCAACATCTGCATCGCAAGATGAGGAAAGTACTATTGTAGTTTATAAAAGTACTTCTGGTAAAAAGTATGGATTGTGGGGTACATTAATTTATGACAACAAACAAGAATCTGGACCTACTTATCTAGGGGACATTAAACAACCTACATTAACAGAAAACAAAGTAAGACAATTGCATTTAGGTTTTGTTGGTAGGCCTTCACCTAAAGATAGAGTAACTGGATTTAAATTATATTGGGCTTTAATAGATAGTTATGCAGTAACTAACAATGAAGTTACAGGTGATATAGGACAGCGTTATTTATTAGCTGAAGTAAATTATGAAAAGGGTGTAAGACTAAATGGTGAATCAGGATTTACTAAATTTGGAATTGCAAGTATTGGATCTAGTGCTAAAAATCATTATTTATTTCCGTCTACTGGATATGCTAATGCTTCTTATTTTGTAGGACAAGCAATGAGCGATTTAAGCATAGAAGAGCCATTACTGTCCGAAAAACACTCAGCTATAGGTAGACCTAACACAGGTGGTAAAACGTCTACAGTGGTCAATAGAAAGCTTTATATAGGCAATGTACAGTATTATGATGATAACAATATAAGACAAACTGCTAATGATAGACTTATGAAGTCTAATGTAAATAATTTTGATTTTTTTGATGCTGAAAGTTTTATAGATGTAGAAGTAAATGACGGAGAAGATATTACCGTATTAGAAAACTTAGGCGGTAGATTGCTGCAATACAAACAAAATACACTATATATTATTAACGTAAGTAGAGATATAGAATTTTTAGAAGGAACTTATGAACAAAGAGGTTGTTTAAAGCATTCGCATTTAGTTAAAGGAGAAGGTTTTGTATCTTGGTTAAATAAGTTTGGATTGTTTATGTACGATGGTAGACAGCTTATTAACTTAATACAATCTAAACAAACAGGACAAAATAAAATTATTTGGTCTAATATATACAATGCAGATTTAAAACTTTCTTACATACCAAGCAAAGAACAATTAATTATATTTAAAAAATCAACAAACACAGAAAGCAAAAGTCAAATTATTTTATTTGATTTAAAATCTATGTCGTTTGTAAAGGAAACAACTTCTGGTATAAATGCAGAAAGCTATGAACCTTTTACTACTGACAACAGCACTAATGTTGTACAAGACAATAATGGAGAATTGTTAGTTATAACAAGTAATAACTATGCATTAAAAAAATGGAGTGAATCTAGTTGTGCTAAAAAATATAAAGCAAATACAGTGTTAATGGAAACTAAAGAATTTACATTTAAAAAACCTAACACTCCTAAAAATTTAACTGCAGTATATGTTGCTGCTAGAAATGGAGATAATATTAAAGTGCAAGTAAGAACACATACGTCTGGTTCTAACAACAAAGATGTTGTAGATCCTAATGGTACTGCAAATAATAATTTGTTACCAACTAGTGATGATATGTCTTACAAAAAAATTACAGTAAATAATGCAAAATTAAAAACAACTGCTAGTGAAAAAGTATATGGATATTCTGTATTATTAACAGTAGTAGCTGACGGAGATGTCCAATCTGATTTTGAATTAAATGATATACAATTAGTTTATAGAGAGATGGTAACAACATGAGCAGAAGAACAACTAGTACAATTTTAAACAATGTAGGCTTTAGCACTTTTTCTACTTTTAACAAAATATCTGTTATTCCACCTAGAAACAACCAAGGAAATATAGGTGATACTAGATTTGTTAGACAAGGATTAAAAATTTATACTTATGTTAAAACAGAAAAAGGTTGGCAACGTAATGTGTTTGAAAAAAATCCAACAGAAACTACTGCAACTACTAGTGAAACTCCAGTAGGTACAGACGTTCCAACTATTACATCGTTTACAGCAGATTATACACAAGAATCTAGTGGTCCAGAAATCGAATTAAATTGGACGTGGTCTAATGCTACTGGTATTACTAATCAAAAACTTAGAAGAAGAAAAAAAGCAGGTGGAACTAGTTTTTATGGAGATACTGTTATTTGGAATGGATCTAACTGGGTTGCAGATAGTACAAGCGTAATTAGTTTTTCTGGAAATACTCCATTGACATTTACAGATAATTCTACAAACGGAGTAACAAATTCAGGACAGCAAACACCTGATACTTTTTTATATACATTAGAAGCACAATATGGAAGCAATACAGTAGGACCAGAAGCTGTGGAAGAACAAACAGGTACAATCTTTGTTGGTACTTCTTACAGTCAAACAATAACATATACAGAAGATGGCACTGGTACTTACAGTGGAGTGTCAGATGGATATACTATTACTGCATATTGGTCTGATGGTAAATTAGTAGAATGTGCTGCTGCTACAGCCACAGGCAATAGTTTAGATACTACCGCAGGGAATGTTCCG